GATAAAATCAGCAGCATTTACAGATGAAGCTGATAGATTCGTCGCCCTAGTAATGTCTTCCGTGTGCGTCCACCGATTAACTCTCTTTCCAAAAACTTTCCCAATTTCAGGGGATTGGATTTTTACACTGTTTTTTAACACCATATCGAAATCCGACGCGACTGCGCGAGCCGACGCCATTTCCGCCGCCGTGGCGCGGGCGGTCTCGGCGGCGAGCAATGCCGCAAACTCTGATACGCTTTGCCCAGGCGCAGGCTCATCGCCAGAGAGATAATCGTTGTCACATCGCACGGGGATATTTTCCGCAGTCCAGCCGCTCGTGTGCGAAAGCTCAGCGACAAGCGGCACGTAGGCGGGCTCAGTGGGTGGCAGCCCAACCCCAACAAATAAGGCCGCAAGCTCCACCGTGTTCAGGCTGAGCGTGCCGGTGTAACTCGAAGAGCCGGACGCCGTGAGGTTGGCGAGGGCCACGAGTGGGCCCGTGTATGAGCCCCTAGCCTTTAGCCCGAGTGAAAGCGATCCGCTGCTAAATGTGGTCAGCACGCCAGCCGAGTAGAGCATGACCACAACCGGCACGGTGTCGCGGCGCTTGAGCACCGACACCGCCGAAGGATAACCCTCGGCATTGATGCCGATGAAGCGGCCCGTGTCTTTGTTATAGCGTAGCGTGAGCATGTTTTTTTATTTTTAAGCGACCCAGCCACCGACGCGCTGGTGTTGGATGAGCGTGCCGAGGCCGTAGGGCAGTTCATTGATGATGTTACCGACATTCAGCGGCAGGCGCTCTTCGTGCCACAGGGCGGCGAGTAGGAGCACGGCGTGCTTGAGACCATCGGGGCACGCTCCGAGCGCGTGGCCTGCCACGTAGTCGACCGTCAGCGCATCGGGGCGGTCGTAGAGGGAGAGCTCGGTGAGGGCCGACGTGATAAAGGCCGCACCCGGTAGCATGTCGCCCATCTCCACCAGGAGCGCGGCGATTGATGGCACGCTGGTAACCGTCACCCGTGCCGAGCCGTCGGCGGGCCAATACTTGATCGCCGTGATCGCCGTCACGGGGCCACGTGCGAAGTGCAGCATGGCGCCGGCCTGCACGTCGGCAGCGGTGAAAAGTTCGCGGTAGGTGGCGGGGGCCATGCCGCGCCCCGTCTGGCCTTCGACAAATTCACGGGCGGCATTGAGCAGCGCGGCCAGCTGCGTGATCGCGGCCCCATCCTGCACCGTGGGCAAGCGCAGGTGCGCGATCAACTCCGCCGTGGTGACCGGCGAGTTGGCATCTGGCGTGGCGGTGATGATGGAGAGGTGTGACATTTTTTAGGCGCGCTTGCGGGACGGGCGGGCGGTGGCGGTTTCGATCACGGGGCGGGCCTCGGCGGTCTCGATGGCGGCAGCCGTGGGCGCTAAGCGGGCGAGCCCCTGAGCAACTAGGGAGAGGGCAATGGCCTCGCTGGTTTGGAGGGCGACACCGGCAGGGCAATGGATGCCGCTGATAAGGATGTCGGAATTAGGGATTATTTTCATAAGTTTTCAGGTTGGTGGGCGGATTTCAGGTGACGCTCTCCGCCTCGGTGTGCTCGCCGAGCAGCGTGCAGAGCTGCGGGCAGTCGGGCTTAACGAAGGCCCAGCCCTCGGCGCACTGCACAAGCTCGGCCCAGCGCTGGGTCACATCGCCAACGTGGAGACCTGCGGCGAAGGCTGCGTTTACGGCCGCTAGGTCGGCGGCGGCGCTGGCTTGGTCGGTGTAAATGCAGTACATGGTAGTTACGCCACGGTTACGCCAAAGAATGCGCCTTGATTGCGTTCGAGTGTTTGACGCGAGGCGTCCGACGGTACTTCGGAGGTGATAACTTCGCACAAATTTCCGCCCAAAAAGCTAGATGACGAGGAGCGCATTAGGCCGCCGATTGCAAAGCGATCGAGTGGCACCGATCCCGAGCGAGTGTACGCTGTGGATGCACCTGCGGTGCCATTCATGTACCCTGCGATGCTCGTTCCTGTATCGATGTGAGATGCAACGGTCGGGGTTGAGTTAAACGCATCTACCAGTACAGTAGTACTAGAGTTAAAGACCACCGACGCCGCAGTGTTGCGGATGTATGCCGAAGAATTTAGCGGGGTCGTAAGATGGTTTTGGATTAGTGAATAGATCGGGTTGCCACTGGTCGAACTGCCTTCCGAAACCACCCGCCGGTCTATCGTCGCGCCGGATGACATAACGACGTTCGCCATCGCACTTCCCTGGCTATAAAGGAACGCCGTATTGTTAAAAAGGATCATAGCGACGCTGTTGAAGAATACGGCAGGCTTGCCGTTGATCGTATTCAAAACGCCATTGAGCACAATGCGCGGCTGACTCGCTGCGGTTGCTTGGGATACATCGCGGCTGTTTCCTGACTGGTCGTACCACGTTGTGACAAAGCCGCTGCCCGCTCCGCAATGCGCCATTAGTGCAACCGTGTCGAGATCGCCACTCGGCGTAAACTGAATGTCTATCTCCGCATTGTCGCTGGATCGGCGCACGCGCATTGACGCCCCAGCGTATCCCCCGCGCAGGCGGCGCGTGGAAAAGGATGCGCCGGTAGCGCCGAACAAATCCAAGGGACCGCGAAAGCCCATCGCCCGATTTGGCGTCAGTCCAACACGAAGCCTGCCTATTGTGCCTACTGCGATCATACGGCGGTAGGCACAATGGTAATGCTGCCGTCCACCGAATCGCGGATATATGCGATGTGGGTAGCGGTGGCGGGAATACGCAGGTGGAAACGCTCGTCAGCCGCAAGCGGGTGCGACGTGCCTGCTGCGGCTACCACCGCGCTGTCACCCGCCAAGAAAAAACAGCGCTGCGTCGCCATAACGTAAAGTTCGCGGCTCTGGCCCAACGTAGGAAGTGCCACGCGAGCAGACGCCGATCCGACCGCCTGGCGTGTAATTCCCGCCATGTTGTATTCGCGGGTGCCGGCTCGGTTGGTGGCCGTGATTTCTAACGTCTGATTAGCCTCTGAGGCTCCACCATCAGTGGGGATATATTCCGCTATCGTCACGTCTGCACTCCCCGTGTTGCCGGTGAGAACAAATGTCACGTTTGCCCCAGCTTGGAAATTGTATGCACCGTTGCCGGTGATGGCGGCAAGGCGGGCTCCGTTTAGCGCGTAGGCGTTTTCGATGGTGAGCGAGCCGCCTGAAATACCGGTGACGGTGGCGGTGTAGACAACCCCGGGTGAGCAGCTCACGCCGTAGCGAATGTTATTGGTGATGGATGCCATGTTGAGTCTGGTGTTGGGATTAGCTGAACAGAGCCGCCCGCCCCCATGGGCGAGAAGCTCGATAAGCCAACCGCTCAGACTCAGGCTCCGAGGGCGTCGAGCATCGCGGCGAACGACTTCGGGCGGACCACGCCGCCGTCGTAGTAGGCCGAGGCAACCAGCGTGTAGAGGCCGCTGATGGCATTGGTCTTGTCGCGGACCATCTCCAGGCTGACGCCGCCCCAGTAACCGATGTAGTAATCGGAGAAGTTGCCGAAGAAGATCGCGGAGGCGACCGAGCTTCCGCCCTTCGTGAGCGTGCGGCTCACGGCGTTGGTGAACAGCGGCTGGTAGCCGTTGAGCAGGCCGTCGCTGTCGAGCAGCATGCGGCTGTCAGTGGAGGCGACCTTTGGCGTGCCCTTGAGCTTGCCACGGATCTGGCCGTTGGAGATGTAGCGCAGGTTACCGAGCAGCGCGTTGCTGGTGTCGACAGCGGTCTCCAGCCCGATGATGTGGGCGAGCGTGGGCGCAGCGCCGTCGGTGCCGCCAGCAACGGAGCCAATGCCGTTGGTTCCAGCGATGCCGTTGGCCTGGTTGGTGCCGCCGCCGTGGAAGAATGCGGCCTCTTGGATCGCGAGCATCTGATTTGTCAGGTGCGTGCGGAGGATCGCTTCGAGGGCGATGGAGGACTGATTGAGCAGGCGCTCGCTCAGGTCGATGTAAGCGGGCAGGCGCTTGGGCGACAGGGAGAGCATCGCCGTGGTGGGCGAGACCTCATCGGCAGCGGCGTTCTCGGCCTTACCGGCGGGAGCGGTGCCAGCGGCCAAGCGAGGCAAGTCGATGTTGCCGCTGAGACCTTCAAGCACCGTGGCACCGGCTTGGCGCATCACGGAGGCGTTGAAGAAATCATCGAGCAGGCCGCGCTTCTCGGTGGCGATGGTGTGGCCACCTTCACCGGCGGTGGTGGTCATATCGCGGCGCTCGACGCCCTGAGCACCACGGCGAACGAGGATGCGGGGCAACATGATGCCGCCCGTCTGAATGCCAGCGGCGCGGCCCTCGCGCTCGCCCTCCTGGATCATTTCGGCCTCAATGCCGTCGATGGGCTGCACAGCAGCACCCTTGGCGGAGCGGTGGAGGTGGCGGAGGAGCTTGCCCGTGTCGAATTGGGCGATGTTGCGCTCTTCGCCCTGGGAGAGCTGGGGGGTTTGGGCGCCGGCCACCTGTAGGCGGCGAGCCTCGGCGTGGATGACGCTGTCGTTATCGGCGACCTCGTTAGAGATGGCGTCAAGACGGGTGCGGCCTTCGACGGTGGTGGTGTCGAGGGTGTTAGCCTCCTTGCGGAGGGCGATGGTGCGCTCGGAGCGCTCTTTGATGATGTTCTTAGACATGGTGTAGGTCGGTGGGTTTAATGGTTTGCGCGCAGGACTTACTTGATCTGAAGCCCGAGTCGGGCGGCCTGCGCGCCCGTGATCGGAAATTGGTTGTCGGCGGGTGCCGTAGGTGCGGGGGCCGATGCCGCGCTGCGGTGCTCGGTGAGCGAGCGGAGCGCGGCAGAGGCGTCGGGATAAGCGGGGTAAGTAACCGGAGAGACGTCGTAGAGACGGGAGACCTTGGTGATCGTGCGGCGGGCCGTGGTGACCCCGTCGCGGGTCGACTCTTCCCACTTCTGCCCGTCCTTCCCCACCGTGAAACCGAATGAGGATTGGTCGACGTCGCCGCGTGCCAGGGAAACCATGAGGTCGCGCCCTGCCTGCGTGTCCGGTGCCTCGAACTCATACCAGAGCCCGCGTGCGTCGGTGCCGATCTTGAGCGTGCCGACACCAGCCTTGGAGCGGGCCAAGATCAGGTTGGCATCATGGTTAAACAGCGCCCGAACATCGTCCTTGAGGACGTCATCGAAGGCACCGGCTTGGATCTGCTCGATCATGCGGTACTGCTCGCCGCCTAGGTTCTCCGAGTCCGAGGCGTACACGGCGGCATAACCGCGAACGAGGCGCTTGGCTTCAGCGCCCTCGCCCTCGGTGCGCAGTTCGACGGCACCCGTGGTGAAGCGGCGCTCGATGATGGGTGCGGAAAATTGGGCGGGTGCGGTGCTCATGTGGCGGCGGGAGTGGGTTGTGGGTCGGCTGCGGGTTCGGAGGTCGGCGAGGGGAAGCCCGAAGAGGAGGAGTTGAGCGGGGCGCGGTAGTCGTCCATTCCCGGCGCATCCGACTTGGTATAGCCGAGCCATTCGCGGGAATCGTTGGGCGAGAAAACGCCCGTGGTGCGCATCGAGGCGATGAATGCGGCCTTGGCTTGGAGTGCCACGGCGGCGATCTCTTCGCGGTCGAAGTTAAACCGCAGCCCCGAGCGCAGTTCGTCGGTGGTGAGCAGGGAGTAATCGAGGGACTGCTCCCAGTTCACCAGCCACGGGTTCAAGCAGTAGGCCAAGAGCGCCAGATTCATCTGCTCGATGCCAGCGCCGAAGCTGGTAGCGGCGGTGGAGTCGCCAATCAGGACGGGAGGGATGCGGTAAAGGCGGGCGATCTCCTGGAGCTCGAAGCGGCGGGACTCGATTAGCTGCGCATCGGCTGCACTCATGCCGCCGACTTGCTTAAACTGAGCACCCCACAGGACGGGCGTGCGGCCGGAGTTGCCCGCGCCTTCGTGCTTGGTTGACCACTCCTTGCGGATGTCTTCGAGCTGCTCCTTGCGGGTGCCGGGAGGGGCTTCGATTAACCCGTTGAAGCGGGCCCCGTTCTTCATGAGCGCACCGGCCGCCTCGCGCTGGGCGATGCTGGTGCCAATGGATTCGCGCAGAAGTGTAACAGGGGAGCGGCCGGATATGCCGTCAGTCGAGAGCGCGCGGACGTGGATAATCTCAAAGCGGGTGAGCAGGCGGCGCTCGTTGGCGACGCGGTAAGTAATAAAGCGCTGGCCGGTGATGCGCTGCGGCACCACATCGAGAGGGGAAAGCCACTCAATCTCTCCGGGTTGGCCTGCGCCGTCGCGGTGGATGCGGGCGTAGCCGTTGCCACCAAGTCCGGCGCCGGTCTGCATGAGCTGGCGAAGCTCGAAAGCGGTGTGCAGGTCGCAGGGGCGCTCGATGGCAAAAGCGGCGGGATGGTCGCGCACCAGCTCATCGCCGCGATCCGTGCGGCGAACCAGTTGGCACGGCAGCATGGCCACCATGTCGGCGAGCAGGCCGACGCAGGCGGTGACGGCCGCAACGCCCATGGCAGTCTGGGTGTTGACCACGGCCCCCGATGCCGACGATGCGCCGACAATCATTTCAATGGAGTTGGAGCTTGTGAGGCTGCGGGCCTCGGTGGCTTCGCGCAGACGACGCTCGGCGACCAATGCGCGGTTGCGCAGGGCTTGGGGGTGCGAGCTGTTGTTGAGCGTGTGGAAGTGGACCACGCCACCAGCGTGTGTCGGGGGTTTATTATACCAACCCCCCCAAGTGTCGATTGATGCCGACGAGGCGCGGCAATGGCGCGCCTTGCACGGGGAATGACAATTTACAGCACCCAGCTCAAACCCAGCTACAGCCCGCCCCTTGATCCGGCGCGCTCAGGCTGTGCTGGCGAGCGGCAAAGGCCATGGCGAGCGCGGCCATGCCGTCGATGCGTCCCGAGCTGCGGCCCTTGGCCAGCAGTCGCCCGCCCGCCGTGCCAGTGATCACCGTGGCGGCGATGGCGTGGGCCGTGGCCATGGGGTTACCGCCGTGCGACAGGGTGGCGGTGAGCACGCGCCGCTCCAACTCATCGAGCGGGGTGCTCATCTGGGTGTAGCGCTGCGGGCAGATGAGCATGGGCAGGCCGTGCTCATCCTGGAGGCGTTGCCCTAGACCCTGAGCCCAGCCCGGATCGTAGGCGAAGTTTTGCACGGTGCCGGTGAGCTCGGTTAAGCGGGCGACAATATCACGCTCAATCTGGTTCACGTCGCTGATGGGGCCGGGTGTGAGCGATAACCAACCCTCACGCGCCCACAGGTCGTAGGGCTGGTTGTCCCGTGAAATCCGGTCGGATAGGTCCGCCTCGGGTAACCAGAACTGCCACGCACACAGCAGGCGCTCGGGGTCGGTCGGGTCAATGGCGAGGGCGCAAAATGCCGAGGTGTCGGTCGTGCTCGCCAAGTCCATACCACACCACAGCGGCAGGCCGCGCAGCCGCTCCCAGCTGACGGGATAGGTGATGGCTTGGCCGGGGTGTCCGCGTGCCCATTGGGCAGGATCAAGCCAACGGGCGGGGCCGGTCGTCTGCCAGCAGTTGAGCTGCTTGATGAGAAATTCACGGCGTGCACCGGGCGAAACTCGCGCACCCACGGCGAGCTTGTGCATCTCGGAGATCGGCTTGACCACGCCAAGCGACGGGTTCGCCTTGATCCAGATGGCCGGATCGTCCCAGCGGTCGGTGGGGTCGATGGTCCAGATTGCCCCGAAGTAAAACGCGGCGTCGCCTTCGCGGCCCGTGTAGGTGCCACGCTCCACCGAGTCCAGCAGGCGGCACACGCGCTGCTGTTGCTCCATGCAAATCCCCTCGGGGTTGTCGCCGGCGGTGGTGATCTGCAAAACCAGCGGTGAGAAGGCGGCACCGAAAGCGGAATTGATCACATCCCACAGTCCACGGTCCGGCCATGCGTGAAGCTCGTCCATGATGGCGAGTTCGGGGCGCAGACCGTCCAAGGTGGATTTATCGGCACCGAGCGGCCGCCAGTCGGAATCGCTCGGGTTGTGGGTGAGCCGGTTGTGGCGTTCGCGGAAGAGGCGGGCCCAGCCTTGGGCGGTACGCAGCAAGCGGCAGCCGTCGCGCCACACGATGTTGGCCTGCTCCAGCTTGGTGGCGACCGAGTAAACCTCGCAGCGTGCACCGGGGGGCGGGTAGCCGAGTTGGTACAGACCAAGCGGGGCAACGAATCCCGTCTTGCCGTTTTTGCGGGCCACCTCGATGTAGGCATAATTAAACCGGCGCCGGCGTGGGTCTTCGCGGTGCCGCCACCCGTACAACATGGCGACAATCCAGCGCTGCCAGTTGAGGAGGTGCAGGGGCTTGCCTGCAAGTGGTCCCTCTAGGCCCTTGAACTGCTCGGCGAAAGCGGCAGGGCGAGCGGCGAGGGCGCAGTCGTAAACGTAGGGGTAAGCGGGATCGTTGGCCGAGAACTGCAGGTCGAGAGCGTGCCGGCGGGCAGCGAGGTGAATCCAGCGGTTGTGCTGCTTCGGATTGGCCGCGATGTGCTCGAAGTAAACGCGGGCCGGATCGTCGGCAGGTACGGCCTTGAGGTGGGCTGAAGTAAAATGCCAGGCGCGAGCACGGGCCTTCCGCTTGGTTTTACTTTGAGGCTGGGCGCGGGCCGGTTTCTTCCGCCCGGCGGTGGCCTTCACGGGGCGGCGAAGAGGCCGGTTGACTTGGCCCCAACGGCGAGGGCGTAGGGCGACCAGTTGGGGTGCGCAACCAACCAGGCAGCAGCATCGGCGGGGCGGGCGTATTTCTTACGCATGATCGGAGCCCCATCGGCACGCATGGCGCGGATGAGGGCACGGCAGGCGCGTTGATCCCAGCCGGGATAACCAAGCGCATCGAGGGCATCGGGGAGTTCTTTGGGGGCGGCGAAGCGTTGGGCGGGTGTGATCATGCGGCGGTGCCAAAGGCGGCGTTAAATGCTTCGGGGCCGACGGGGAGCGCGGCGGGTGTGGTGGTCTGGCCAAGGCGGGCACGGGCGGCAGGGGAAAGCCCCAGCTGGGTAGCGGTGGCGAGCAGGAGCTTGTGAGCGGAGGCGCGGGCGGCGTGGGCGGGGTGCAGGTAGCGCCCGCCGGTGGCTGATTTCAGGATGTGCCCCTCGCTGCGTAGTTGCTCGGTGAAGGTAGCCACCTCATCGGCGGCAGCGGCGTAGGTAGCGAGCACAGCCGCGTCGTGATGCTGGAGCGAATCGTTGAGGAGGAGGGCGACGCGGTCGTATTCGTCGGCAGCGGAGGGCGAGAGGTGGGCGGGGGCAGGAGGCACGCCGGGAGCGGTGCGGGCGGCTGAACCGGCGGGGATGTGGGGGGCTGGTCCTCGGGCTCCCATAAACTTAGCGGCTGATGCCGATGTAACGACCATTCGCGTCGTAGTGCATCACCTCGGGTTTGCCGGTGGCGGCATTGGTGCGGACCTCGTCGCGTCCGGCGTAGCGACCTGATGCGTCGGCGTGGTAGGTGGTCGGGATCGGAGCGGAGGTGGTGCCGGTTGAGGCGCAACCCGAGAGCAAAGCAGAAAAACTGGTGATCAGGATGAGCGGTAGCGGTAAAGCTGTCATACGGGGCGACAAGTAGCAGAATAGCACAAAAAAAACAACGCTCTTTTTAGGGGCGTTGTTTAGGGGTGCGGGTAAGACCGGCGCGGCGGTCGGCGTGGGTCTTCTTGGCGTGGCAACGGCGGCAAAGCGGCTGGTGGTTGGCGGGGTCCCAGAAATGCGGATCGGCCTCGCCGCGGGTGACGGGGTGGATGTGGTCAACCAGGCAGGCCAGCGCCGTGCGCCCCGCCTTGGCGCAAGCTGAGCACAGCGGCTGGCAAGCGAGGAAGCGGCGGGCGTAGGCGGACCAACGCGGCGAGTACCCCCGACGCGATGCGCTTTCGCGGGTATCTGGAGCACGCGGCGCAGGCGCGGTGCGGCCTAGGGTTGGCGGGCGGGTGGGCATGGTTTTACAAGGCGCGTGGGGTTTTGACCTACCGGAAAAAGCAGGCGTAAAGCCTGCCTAAGTTCACCGAGCGAAAGATTACCTTTTTCCAGTTTCGGCGGGGTCGCTCCCGCCTAAGTGGAAAATCGTAAGGCTAGTGTGCGTTCGGCAGAATTAAGACCATTTCGGAATTAGTAATGCGAATCGCTAAAAACTGCGATTGTTTGGGAACTCTGAATATGCGTATGAACATCGAGACGGCGGCGAGGACGCCGATGCAGAATCGGAAGGTTAACGCGGAATCGGATTTCGGAATTAGGAATCGCGAGATAATGATTCAGGTTTGCGAATTCGGAAATAAGGCACCGTTAAGCGAAAGCCGAAAGACTTCGAATGGTTGAAATCGGACTCGCAAATTGATCATTTTCAATTTTTTAAAGACCAAACAAACAAAAGCACATGAAAGTCCCTGGAGCCAGAACCAATCTTACGGAGCCGAACCAGGCGCTACAGCGAACGCATGCAGCGTCACAGTTTTGGCCACGGTTAGGGCTGCGTCGCTGACCTCAAGCGTTAGGCAGGCAAAGCAAGACCCTCGCAATGAAGCGTTCTTTGGATTCGTGTTCGGTCGTGCAGAGGTCGCCCACGGCCCTCAGCGCCTCGCGCAGCCGTGCGTTCTCGCGCTCATAAATGATATTTCGATCCTTCTCGAAGACGAAAGCAGCATGGCAAGCCGCACGCTCAATTTCGAGCTCTTGAGACAGGCGAAGCGGGACGGCTTGCAGATAGGCATTTACTCGGAATGCAGCCGCATCGGATTTTGGGGTTTTGCTCATACCAGCACCTCCCCCACCGCAGGCGTGGGCCGACCTTTTCCCGGCTTGCACGGGGCGATTCCGGCCTCGTCGCGCCAGTGCACGATGAGGTTCGGGGATGTCTCCAAGTTTCGGGCGATAGCTCCTGAGGAGTAACCGTTGCGCAGGAGATTGAGCGCGTATTCTTTCTTGTCGGCGTGGGCCGCTAGCATTTTAGCGCCGACCTTTTGGCGGCTGGATATTCGGGGTCGTGGTGCGAGTTTAATCATGTGGTTGGTGTTAGTTCTTTATAAATTAGGCCGCTGACTTGTCTGATTTTGTTGTCCGCAGTGAGTTGTTTTATGTGTTCGTAGGCTCCGGTGCGGGTCCACCCCTTCTCCCTCGCCTTGTCCACCAGCTCGGTGCTGGTGATCCCTTCCGGCCTGAGCAGGAGCAGCATCTCGTCGGCTGACTTCTTAACCGGCCGCCCCGCCTTCTTTAGCTTCGATGGGTCGACTCCCGAGGCCAGATGCCACACGGGGTATTGCCACCGCAGCACAAAGGGCTCGATCGGGCTAAAATTGCGCAGCGAAAACTCGGCCGCGCAGCATTTGTCTTCTTCGTGCTCGGTGAGCGTCATGATCACATCGGGCCAACGTGCCAGGGCACCGCCGCCCGCCGCTCGGTCGATGGCCTTTGAGGTGCTCTTGTCGCCCTTGCTGAAATGGTGGGCAATCATCAGCGCCGCGCCCTTGCGGCAAACCGCGTTTTCCAGCCGGTAAAGAAGCAGGCCCTGCGCGTCGTTGCTGTTCTCTTCCACGCCCGAGGCCGCGCTGATCTTGTAGTGCGGATCCACGATCACCAAGCCAGGGTTATAGTTCTTGAACAGCTTCGACAGGTTGGCCTCGACGGCCTCGATGTTGATCAACTGTCCGCGCAGGTTGACGGCGAGGAAGTTGTCCGGCGGTTCGATGCCCATGGCGTAGGCGATCTCCTTAACTCGCTTGGCCATGGCGAAGGGTTGAAGCTCTAGGTTGAGGTAAACCACCGTGCGCTGGCTGCACTTGCGCCCCATCCAATCACTGCCAGACGCCACCGAAAGCCCGAGTGCGATCATGGTGTAGGTCTTCATGGATTTGGACGCTCCGGACATCATCATGGTGCCCCCCTCGTAGAGCATCCCGGCAATGAGTTCTTGGGGGACTTGGGGCGGTACTGCGTCGGATTGGGCTGCGCTGATCGGCTCCCAGCCGTGCCCCTGATCCTTGAACTTGACCGGCAGCGTCTGCCTCCACTCCTCCAGCTTGTCGAAGCCCATCACGGCGAGGGCTTGCAGATAAACCTTCTGCCGTGCGGTGACGTACTTCAGCCCGCTCGATCCCTTGTCCATGTAATCCATGCCCACGTCCATCACCTCCTCATAGGTGGTGGCGGACTTGAGGGCGGACCACGTCTTGCGCCGGTCGTAATCCTCGAATGCCAGGGCGGGCAGCTCCCGGCACTGATTCAAATAATCCATGTCGATGTCGGACACGACATCGCCTAGGAAGATTTCCTCCCAGTCGGGGGCAGCCTGCTTTTTTAGCAGCTCCTTTATTTTCGCGGGGCTCATTTAGTGGCCTTTAGAAGATGGCGATATTTGGCCATGATGGCGTCGATCTCGTCGGGCAGGCGCTCGGCCATGGCCCTGAGTTCTTCCATCGTTGGGGGTTGCGGGGCCTCAGTGCTCATGCGCAGCGGGCCACCTTGATCATGGTGATCGTGGGCAGGGTCATGAGTTGCTGCGGGGTGCAGGCCAGTTTCTTCCAGCCCATGCAGGTCGCGGCGTTGTACTTGGCCATGTCGCCGGCGAAGCCCTTGGGGTTGGTGTGGCGGCCACCCATCCAGCTCCCGCCCTCGACTTCGAGAAACACCTTGGCCTCGGGCCAAGCGTAATCAAAGCGCCACTTGCGCGTCGGGTGGAATCTCAGTTCCGCCACGGGTGGCGGCAGGCCCATCGTTTGGCAAAACTGAATAAATACTTCTGGTTCGGTTTTCATGGGCGGTCTCGATCTGTTTTTTTATTAAAATGCGGTGCAGGGTTCTGCGGGTGCGGGCGGCGCGGAGGCTCAGCTTCCAGTCGCTGCCGGTGATGGTGTTAAACTTGGGTCTTTCCTGTGCTCATGCCGGGGTCTGGGTCGTGTCGATCAGGTAGCCGAGGCGCTTGTAGGACTTGCGGCGCTCGACTGAATTGCGCCGCCCCATCGGCGTACCGTTGTCTGTAAAATCGTAGATGCGGCCGATATCCTTGCCCTCAAATTGGCGGAGCACGCGGCCGGTGCGTTGCTCAGCCAGGCGCGAGGATTTCCCGCACGAGGTGAGAACCGCGAAGGACAGGCGCGGGATGTCGAGGCCCTCGTCGGCGAGGCTCGTGGCGATCATGCACTTGATGGAGCCGTCACGCGCCCCCTCGATGCAGGCACGGCGCGCTTTGATCCCCATGCGGGAATAAGCGAGCACCGAGCCGGGGATTTTTTCCGCGAAGGCTTTGCCCTGCTCGATCGACTCCACCAGCAGGAGGCCGGTCTTGCCCCGCGAAACCTCAGCATTGGCCACCGTGACCGCCGCCGCGTTGCGCTGGGGATTGCCGATGATTAGTTTTTTTGTGAACAGCCACTTGGCGCGGTTGGTCTCCAGCTCGAACTGTTGCGGGTATTTTTTCTCAACCAGTGCCAGGGCATCGATTGCCGACTCGGTAAAAAACTCCTCAGCGGCGACGAACGGGGCGACGATGGTCTTCAACTTCCCCCAGCCTGCGAAATAGTTGAACAGCTTCACCACGACCTGACGGTCGATCTCGTCGCGGTACTGGTTCACGTCCTCGATGTCCAAAAACGTGACGTGGCCCTTGGCGAGGTGGCCGCCTTCTTCGACTTCATCGCGGGGGATGGTGATCACGTTCTCACCCCAGACGCCGTCCCAGAACAGTTTAACATCGAGGTCATCGGGCGGGGTGGCGGTCAGGGCGTAGATCGTACCCTTGCAGGCGGAAAAAACGGCCTGCCAAGTCACCGCCGTGGCGACGTGGTGGGCTTCATCGATGACCAAGAAATCGAGCGGGGCGACGTCCTCGGGCTTGATGCCCGCCACGCACTTGACCCAGCGGGGTTTGATGCCCGCCGAGGCAAGGGCGCGTTCGCCCTGCTCGACCTGGTCGCGGGTGTTGCAGGCCCAGCCGATCCGGTCCCAGGGCTCCGAGGCCGTCGCCAGCGCCGTGGCGCCGATGATGGTCTTGCCGCCACCCGCCGCGCATACGCAGAGCGCGAGCTTACGGGCGGCAAGGAAGTCGCGGGCGCGGATCTGGTAGGGCCTTAGCTTCACGCTGCAGCCTCCTCGATGTGCGTGACCGTGACCGGCACCCAGCGGTTATCGGCTTTCTTGGCGCGGGCTTGGTTGCGGATGAACGAGCGGCGCTCAGCCTTGCTCAGCTTGAGATAGGGCCCGGGGCCAATGCGCCCATTGCCGTGGACCCAGCCGCAGGCGAGGGCGCGCTCGATCGTGCGGTGGCCGGTGTTGGAGATGGTGGCCATGTTAGTAAGGGCACTCGTCATCGTTTGCGGGAGCAGCGGCGGGGGCCGGTGCGGGTTTCGGCGCGACCTTTGGGTTCGGCTTGGGTGCGTCGGAGGGGCGGGTAATGCCTTTGGCCTGTGCCGATAGGCGGGCGAGTAGTCCGCCGGCGGCGGGCTTGTTGGCGGTGCGGATGGCGTTGATCCATTTCACGCGGGGCCAGAACTTGCCCTTGTCGTCGGCCTCGTCCTCCACGGTGATGACGCATTCCTTGCCTATGCACTGCTCGGGCAGCGTGGCAAAGTCGTCGTTAAAACCGAAGCATTCGCGCAGGGTGTTGAGCGAGCGCTCAAGGGCCCCGCCGCTGAGCCAGAGTGAACCGTCGATGGTGCCCTCGTCGTTTTTGAAGGAGAAGAACACACCGGGCGTGCTCTTCTTTTTGGATTCGCCGACCTCGGCCGCGGTGACGGTGACGAGGATGTTTTTACCTGATTGGATAGTGGACATGGTTGGTTTGGTGAGTGGTTAGCGGACGTTGACTTTTGCCTCCTGCCAGATGCGCAGGCCGGGGATGTTTTGGTTGTGTGGAATCTGGGCACGGATCGCCGCGCCGTTGGGCTCGATGACGCAGAGGTCGGGGCGCGCCTTGAAGAGCGCCTTGATATCCTCCACCTCGAATTTGTAGGTCTGGCGAAGGACGATCCCTGCGGGGCCTTCGCGCTTGATTTCGGCAACGGCCACCCGTGCCTCGACGGCCTTCACTTCCGCCACGGCGGCGGCTTGTTGGGCCTGCTCAGCTTGACCGTCGGTCGTCGCACGCTCGGCGGCGCGGGCTGCGGTGGCAGCTTCGCGGGCCAAGCGGTCGGCTTCTTCCTGTGCTGCGCGGCGTTCGGCGTCGGCTTTGCGCTGCTTGTCGGCGGCGTAGTCACCCAGCAAGCGGTTGAGCCGAAGCTCCTCCGACACTAGATCGACGACAAAGGCCTTGGCGGTCTCATCGATCTTCTTGCCGAGGGCGATCACGGGGGCCTTGACGGCCACCCGTGCGCTTTCGATCTCCTTGGCGAGGACCGAGACTCCGCGCATTGCGTCGGCTGCACACTCAGCCTCAAAGGCGTCGGTGATCGTGGTGACCTGGCGGGCTTCTAGTACCGCGATGTCACGGCGGGTGAAAACCTCGGGCAGGATGTCGATTTGAGCGTTCTGCAGTCCGCTGAGTGTGAGGGCGGTGCTCATTTCGAGACCCCCTTCCGCATGGCCAACATAGCGTCGGCCACTTCGTATGCAGATACCGCAATGCGCCCAGCAGGACACTCAAACGCAATGCTATCACCCAAATACGGAAGACTTGGATGCGCGTCACTATCATCAAGACTCAGGCATTTAACATTGTTTGCATAGTCAGCGGCTATTATTGCCCCGACTGCTTGCCCCGCGAAGTAGTCTCGCAGGGACATTTCAGACGCCTTAGAAAATACCGCTCCAGGTGTTTGTGCGCTCTCAATGAGTTTATAAACTGCATCCATACCTTGCTTACCGCAGTTACGCATGCACTGAATTTCCCCCTCTTTAGCGGCAGCAACTAATTGAGCTAAAGAGAAAATCCCGCGCAGCTTTAGGGCATTCTTAACCCTAGATGGAAGGGAGTGATCCCATGATTTATCGGAGATCATTTTACACCTCCCGTGACCGAGCCCTTGAACGCCTCGAACGCCGCTAGGATTCGCTCCGCCTTTTCGTGGTGCAGATCCTTCCAGGTCTGGCCGGCGGTGATCCGGCCCTTTTGGTGGAGGTAGGCATTCACGGCGGCAGCGTTGGCGGTGAGCCATTCGCGGGCGGATGCAGGCCAAGGGAACACGGGGCCGGTGGGGGCTGCGGGCTTGGCGGGCTCCTTGTTCATCTCCTGCTGGCAGCGGTCGACCACCTTGTCGGCTTGGGCCTCGGTGAGTTCGGCCACGTCGACGCAGACATAATGCGCCAACGCGCCACGGATGACCTTCGCGCACATATCGATCGCGCCATACTGCTCCAACTTGGCGCGTTGCTCGGCGGTGATGTTGGCGGGGGTGGGCGGATTAACCTCGGGCTCGCCGGCGGGCTCAGCCACCACGGCGGCGGGTGCGGCGACCGGCTGCACCACGCGGACGGGAGCGACCACGGGGGCGGCAGTCCCGGCGAACACGGCAGCCAACTCGGCCGGCAGGATCTCGGCGGGAATCGTGCCGTCAGCACCAAACTCGACGGCCTGAATGTTGAGCTCGGTCGGCAGGCCGAAGCGGTTCTTTGCCTCCCAGGCTGCGCTGTTCGTCGTGTAGAGCGTGCGGGCCTGCTCGCTGAGGTCGGCCTTGAGCTTCTTGTCCTTGGTGACCACGATGTTGGTCTCGAACTTGCCGAACAGGATCATCTCAGCCCACTCGCTCACCTGTGAGGCGATGCCCTTTTCTAGGGCGATCTCGTAGCGGTCGAAGCTCTGCGTTTTATCGGGAGGCGAAACCTTTTGGATTTTGCTGTGAGCGAGAAGGACGACGTGCATTCCCTTGAAAATGAGCGTGTCGCACAGGGTAAGGATTTCGCCGAAGCGTGACGCCTGCTCCGTGAAGCCTTTGCCATATCCGCCGGAGCAATCGGCTACGGTGCCGACCTTGTCGCGCTCACACATGAACAGCCCGATGGCCGAAGATAGCCAATCGGCGGTGTCGATGACAACGGTCTGGAAGCCCTGGCGATCCTTGATGAGTTCTTGGAGTACGGCGCGGACTTCGGCCTCGGTCTTCGCTTCAACGCGGGAGACGTTGTAGCGCTCAGAGCTGCCTTCGATGTCGATAAACAGCGCCTTGGGGAGCGCGGAGGCGAGGGAGGTTTTCCCGAAGCCTGCATTCGAATAAATGAGCGCCCGAACGGGGGGCGTCAGTTTTCCGGTTTTGATTTTAAGTGCCATGATTTTGAAAAGTTGCCCCGTTATTTCGCGGCGAGGGGTGGCGTCGGAGGTCTCGTTTTTCCCTAAGACACGGGAGGTGGGTTTAGGCGGTGAACGCGTGGGCCTTGCGGCGCTCGCGGGATTTCAGGCGCTCGGATTCGAGGTGGGCCTCAACGCGGGGTGATATTTCGATCACCTGCGTGAGCTTCTGGACTTGATCCGGGTACTTGCGGCACAG